GCAGTGCAATCAATTCTTCATTTTTGAATCGTTGGCCTTTTATTTGATAAAGGCGATTCTTTAATTCACTTTCGGTAAAACCTAAGAATCCTGCTACCGCACTTCTCCCCCCAGGAATCCGATCAATCATTTCGATAATAACTTTCTTCATTTCCATAATTTTTGCCTTATTTTTATGGTTTTCTTTTCAGTTGGTGTTGGTAAATTACAGTCATGCGATAATCGCAGAGCCTGACTTAATAGGTTTGCTAAAGTGTCGAATCTCTTCCGCAGAGACAGAACCGCCCAAGGCTTGAGATAGAATCTCGGAATATCTGGTTTCACCTGTATATTCAGTTCTTGGCAGAGAATTTGATGTGCGCCATTTGTAAACAGCTCGAACAGAAAGCCCACATAAATCTGCCACTTTAGCTGCACCCAAAGAGTCAATAATATGTTTTAAATTTCCCATATATAACCTCTTCAAATGAACTTTAAGTACATCTTAAAACAGAACTGAAAGTACTTCAAGTTTTATTTATAATTGAACCGTTAGTTCAAAGGTGAAAAAATGATTACTGAAGAAAAAATTAAACAGGACTTTGCCGCACGGCTAGACATTGCGTGCAAAAGAAAGAACTTGCCAGAAAAAGGCAGAGGAAAAGTTATTGCAGATATACTGAAAATTACGCCAAAAGCCGTGAGTAAATGGTTCAATGCGGAGACATTGCCAACTCAAGCAAATATTTATGTATTGGCTGATTTTTTGGGTGTAACAAAAGAATGGCTAACTTATGGCGATAAGAATGCCTCTATTGAGAAAATCGAAAAGCAAATATCCTACCCTTTGCTAAGTCCAATCCAAGCAGGACTATGGACAGATATTAGATCGCTTGAGGGGTTTGACGGTTATGAGATGATCCCAAGTACAGTCATCGCCTCTGAAAACTCTTTTTATCTACGCATTGAAGGGAAATCTATGCTCCCCCGTTTTAATGAGGGCGATCTGATTTTAATCGATCCTGATATTGCACCAACCCCAGGAAAATTTGTGGCGGCAATCAATGGCAACAACGAGGCGACATTTAAACAATACAAAGAGCTTGGTACAAGAACACCAGAAGGCATACCGCACTTTGAGCTTGTTCCGCTTAATCCAATGTTTCCAACATTAAGCTCACTCGACCAAGAAATCCGTATTATTGGTGTGGCAAGAGAAAGGGTTGAAACGTTATAACACCGAGCAGCAAGATTGGTTTGGGTTGTGAAGGCAGAGGACGTGTGACTGGATAAGAGAATGGATAAAATCATATCTATCAGAGAAAGAATGGAAATGGGGGTAACCCGTCCCTTTATTTGTCAAACAGATAAAGGAAATTGGTTTATCATAAAAACATTGTCTATGATGCCAATCAGTCAATTATTAGCGGAAGTCATAGGCTCAACACTGGCTCATGAAATAGGGCTCCCCTGTCCAAGTATTGATTTTGTTGAAATAACACCAGAATCAACCCAATACGCTTCCTCAGGGTGGCGGCAAGACTTGCCTAACGGGATAGCATTCGCATCATCCTTTGTGGTAAATGCCAAAATTGCTAAAACCGTTCAAGTCCAAAATCCTGCATTTTTATCGGAGCCGGAACAAAAATTGCTCTACATGTTTGATCGTTGGATTTTAAATTCTGACAGAACCGCATCACAAGTCGGCACAGGAAATATTAATCTGCTGTTTGACGAACAACAGCAAAAAATTTTAGTGATAGATCATAATCTTGCCTTTGACGAAAGAGCTGATTTTTCTGAACATATCTTTTCACAAAAGAACAGAGAGTGGCGACTTGACTGGGTAGATAAACAAACTTTTACGGACAAAGCCGTTGACATACTCAAAAATTTTGACGATATTTATCAATCCATTCCTGATGATTGGTTTGTGGGAGATGAGATATTTCACAAAATTGATCAACAAATCAACCGAATAAAAGCACTTTTAAACCGAATAACACAAGAAAATTACTGGGACAACATAGAATGAAACAACCTATTTTATACAGCTTCGTGCGGTATCGTCCGTACTTTGAAACAGGCGAATTCGTCAATGTTGGCTTATTGATGTGCGAGCCTGAAAAGAAAAAACTCACTTATCAACTTGTACCTAAAAATAACAAGCGTGTGAATGATTTTTTCTATAAAAGCAAAATGTTTGAAACTGTCCGCGAGACTATTAATGATGAATTACAATATATCGTTAGTCAGCCATTTAACGGAAGTGCGCAGGATATGGCAACCTTCTTTCACCATTACATTGATGTGAAAGAAGGTATTGTTCAATATAGCAATGCAGCGGTAGGCATGGTGGATGATCCGCAAGGTTATTTTAACAAGCTATATACGCAATTTATCCAAAATGCTGGAGTAAAGACAGAAAGCCAAGAACAAGTGATTTTGAAACATTACAAAACCTTGTTTAGACAAGAAAACGACAGTGTTCTTGCACAATACAAACAATATATGGTGAATGGTGATTTTGCTAAATTTGCCCTTCCTTTGGCATTGAAAAACCAACAAGATAAACATATTTTAAAAGCGGTAAAACCTCTTGCATTCGATCAGGTTGAAAGCCCGAGCATGATTGAACATTGTGACAGCTGGGTAGCGAAAATTAATCGCGCAGAGCAAGAAGGATTTATTAAAAGAGAGAATATTTTATTTGCTCTTGATACACCAAACACAGCGCATAAAGCTAATATCCTCGATACAATTAAGCGAACATTTGATCACTTTAAGTTACAACACATTAGTTGGAATGAAGATAAACAAATTATTAATTTCGCTAAATCCATCTAATATTTAAACCACACACTGACGTGGGTTTATCCGATGTCACCGACATCAATGTCGTAGACATCCCGACCACAATAAACCGCCTAACTGGCGGTTTTTTTATTAACATTTAAACTCCGCAATCAACTCCTCTAGCACAATCCTCTCCTGCTCATTAGCGCGCACAATCCTCAACTCATCATCTACGCGCGACACTATCTCATTAATCCCTAAGCTATTAATCCCTTCACAATTCAGCGAGATTAGCCATTCTTTAAACTCTTTTTTCATAATTAGCCCTCCTTATCGGCAGGGGCATAATAAACCAACCTCAATTTAAACCAACTATCGCTACCAAAATTTGCGATCAGCATCGCAAAAATCTTAAAAACACACCACAAAACACAAACTTTACTTTAAAACTGATTAAAAAATAAGCAATTAAACACAATTTTCAAAAATTTATTTCTTTTGAAATCAATCAAATATGAACAATTAGTACATTTTATTAAAAATATGTACTTTTTGTTCTTGACTATAATGAACCATAAGTACATAATAATCCCATCAAAACGAGATACACATAACCAACATCTCAACGCTCTTTAAAAATTTATCTCACAGAATCACAGTGCATAACGGTATTAAGCGGTCGTTAGATTAAAAGCCCTAACCTACTTAATAACACTGTGGTTTAAAGTCTGCCCATGCAAAGCCAGTGAAAAACGGTGCAGTTGCCGAAAGTGGAGCTCAAGCAGGCGAATATCCTAATGTGGATATTTCAAAACACATTCTACAAAGACTAAGCCTAATGCGCAGGGCGAGGAAATGTTCTTGAGTGTGTTTTGAAATGGAAAAATTAGAAATTAAAGTGTAGTCTAAGACTATCCTATCTATGGCGCATCTTTTGGATCTGAAAGTTTGACTCTTAAAAATACTTTACATTAACACCAAAAGAACACTGCGCCACCCTATCTAGACAAAATCAGCAAAGACTGATTGCACTACTCCACTGACCGCCTGAAAAGTGCGGTCTTTTTTTTACGCCAAAATCGAGGCTCAAAATGAAAAAATATCAACTTAAAAACAATTTTACCTACTTTATGAAAGGCACTGAAAAAGCATTAAAAATTATGACTTGTCTATTTGGTGCAATCATTGTATCGGCAGTTATCAGTATTGGTGCAAAAGCCAATCAAACAGACTGGCACGACAACGGATTAAGTCAACAAATCCAAGCAGAAACACAATGTGAACTTAAAGGTGGCGTATATGAAAACGGCGCATGTTTACCGCCTAATCTTACACTGGCCGCAGAAAAAGAACTGCAGGCTTACACTGCACAAAAACAAGCTGAAATTAACCGCACTTGGAGCAAATAATGAAAGTGGAAAGCTACAAAACACAAATCATCCGTACAGAAACCGGAAAATATTTTGGCGAATTATGGGTGAACAATAAGCTGTACCAAAAAACCGCCTATTTTGCCAATGAAGCCATTGCAATCTTACGCCTAAATAAACGAATCGAAAATTTTAATGCAATGGAAAACACCAAAATTCCGCCTTATCAAAAAGATGCGGAAACCAATCAATTTACAGCCAAACCGAAAGAAAGTGCGGTAGAAAAAGAAGTGGTTATAGCAAAGCCACAAGAACTGACACGCACCCAGCCTAAAATCAACGTTAAAACCAAGAACAAACCGGCTACCCCCCGTCGAAAACCGTTCACCCCTTATGGATTAAACGGCTATTTTGTGGATAAACAAGGCAATATCCGTTTGCATTTAGACCGAAAAGCACACGCACATACTATCGTGCTAAACCCTGAAATGTTCTCGATGCTCGCCAATATGGTACAAGCCACACAGGAGCAAAACAATGAAACGCACAACGCTATCTCCTTGGCAATGCGATAACCCCTATGATTACTACGCACAATTTGAAACCGAAAGCATAGAGCAAGACGAACCAGAAGAAGATTGGCGTGAACCTGAAGATGCTGATTGTGAATATTGGCAATCCAATTGTTATGGGAGAGGTTAAAAATGGAAGAAACACCGCGTGAACGCCTAGAAAGCAAGGCTGAATTGCTAAATGCTATTCGAAATTGGTTATGGCAAGAGAGAATTACGCCAGAAGAATTACAAGCTGAAATTGAATATATCCAGCACAACCCACTACCATTTTAAGGAGCTACGATGAAACTTTACGAAATCACCGAACAACTCGAAAACATCAAAGAATTACTCGAAAATCCTGAATTTGCAGACAATGCGGATATTGCCAAAGCATTAGATGCGGTGCAGCAAGATTTTGACAAAAAAGCGGAGAATGTCGTCTATGTCATTAAAAATACAGAGGGTGACATTGAAGTGATTGACGCTGAAATTAAACGCTTGCAGGCAATGAAAAAGCAACGCCAAAACGGTATTGAGCAGATTAAAAACTACCTCAAACACAATATGGAAGCAACAGGCACAGCAAAAATTAACTGTCCATTGTTTACCATTTCTTACCGTGAAAGTAAGCAAAGTGCGGTGCAATTAGACGAAGATTTATTCCTTGCCAACAACTGCGATGAAACCCTTGTTAATGTGAAAATCACAGCAAATAAAACCGAAATTAAAGCACGATTAAAAGCAGGGGAAGAAATTCCTGGTGCGAAATTAATTGATAGTCAAGTATTAACGATTCGATAACTCGTCTAGTCTTGCATTGCGAATCGCCAGTAATTTAGCGCAATATTCTGTGGCTTCTTCGTGAGTTTTAAAAATTCCCACCATGGCCCAGCTTGCCGTGGTATCTTCGTGAAAAGCCTCAAGATTATAACGAATATGTTCATCAAGCGATTCGACTTGAAATGTATCGCATTGTTCGCGATTCCAACCAACAACAAACATAGAGTGTTCCTTATGAAAAAAATCCTAGTTTTAACCACCGATGATTTTAGCAACCCTGAAGAAGTGCAACAACAATTCTTTAAAGGTAAATTAAAACACGGCGACCTGATGAAAGAAGAACGAGAATGTACACATATCATCTTTAACGGAAAATATATCAAAAACAGGACAGGCAATCTCGATGAAAAACCGAGTTTGTAATTTATTTGACACCGCCCCCACTTCGGATTAGGATATTCTCACTTTCAACAGAAAGTCGGTAGCCACAATTAAGTGGCTTTTTTTGTATCTGAAACAGGGCAAGATTATGGAAATCAAAGAATTTTCTGCAGTTCAATTAGCGTTAAATGCTTGCGTAGGAATTACAACGCTAGCAGCTCAAGCACAAGGAGATCTAACAGCGAAAGATAAATTACTTTCTTCTTTAGAATCCGTAAATGAGGTTTTAACAAAATTAAGCAAAAGTGAACGAAATGCACAGGCTGATATGGCTTATACAATGCCATATGATGCTTATCATCGCACACTAAATGCTGTAAATGGAAACTTTGTACCAGAAACAAAAAATTAATTTGACAACCGCTATGTCTATGATTAAGATAACCGCACTTACTTACACATAGCGGTTATCCGCACCCGAAAGCATAGCGGTTTTTTTATGCCTAAAATTTAAATGTGCAGATCTGTACATTTAGAAAAAATGTACAGAAATGTACCTTTCGAAGATCGGGGCGAGAGAGCGATATACAACACATCTGAATAAGCTCCGCCAACTATGTGTGGTAAGTTGAACCCCGATCACCTACTTAATGATCGGATTGCTTAACTTAAATCACATAGGGCATAAAAATGTCAAACTTAGCAATTCTTAATACATCAATTCGTACTCACGAAAGTCTTTTTTCATTAAACGATCTCCATAAAGCAAGCGGTGGCGCTGAAAAGCATAGACCGTCTTTATTTATTCGTTTAGATACAACTCAAGATCTAATTTCAGAAATTCAAAAAGAAGTTAAAAGCACAGATCTGATCTTTAAAACTACTGGTGGTCGTGGGTTACGTGGAACTTACGCTTGCGAAGAATTAGTGCTTTCCTATGCGATGTGGATTAGCCCAAAATTCCACTTGATCGTATTACGTGCGTTTTTAGCAATGCACCGCAACCAACCTCAACAGCTTGCCTTGCCAGAACCTGAAAAGAAATACACGTTTGAATTTACCGAGTACGAACTTCAACAGCTTATTTGGTTATGGTTTGCTTTCAAACGTGGCATCGGCACTTTCCAACACATTGAAAGAGCCTTTAACGTTTTAGGCTCGAACATGAGCGGGCAAATCTACGGACAGGCTTACGAATATTTAAGCGTGTTACGTTCTACCAATCAAATTTTAAACCGCATCACAAGCGATTTTAACATCGACCCAATGACAAACTGGCGTGTATTAAAACACTTGCGAGGCTTTAATCCAAAAGCAGTCAAAATCGACTTCTAAAAACACCACAAAATCCGACCGCACTTTTTTAAGCCTGCGGCGGATTCTCATACCTAAAATCCGACAAAAGGAACAGAAAATGAACAAATTAATCATTACGCTTGTGTGTGCATTTGTGGTGTATATGGCGCACGCCCTAAATCTTAATCAAGACTGTGACGGCAAAATCTGTCACACCGAAATAATTTCAACCATAGAAGGAAAATGAAATGAACATTTACGCAAAGTTGGCGCAGGCACGTGTGAAGTTGCAAAAAGAAAACCTGAAGAAGACGGGCAATAATAGAAGTTTTAAATACTTTGAGCTAAAGGATTTTCTTCCGAGGGTTAATGAAATCTTTGATGAATTAAAGATGTGCGCTGTTGTTCGATATTCTTCCGAGCTCGCTACATTGACAGTCTATGACTGCGAAAAGGATGAGAGCATTGAGTTTACCTCGCCAATGGTTCAGAAAGCCTTGCCATCAGGTACGGAAATCCAAAATCTTGGTGCTATTCAAACTTATCAACGACGTTATCTATATTTGACGGCGCTTGAAATTGTTGAAGATGATTTGGTTGATAGCATACCACCAGAAAAGGCGGAGCAAAAAAAGCAAGAATCCCAAAAACACTCCAACAAATCGACCCAGCAGGCTATGAACTCTACTCAAGCTAATGTAACTAGCAAGTCTGTTATAGAGCAACTTAAGGATAGGCTGAAAGGAAAAACCAAAGAGGAGTGCGGTAAAATTTACGATAAGTCTATCGTTTGGTTAGAGGAAAAACACCCCGATCTCATTGATGAATACAATCTAATGTATAACGATTATTTACTTAATTTAATGTAAGGAAAAACTATGGCTCGTAACACTAACACCGTTATTTTAGTCGGTCATTTAGGCAGTGACCCAGAAATCCGCCAATTCCAAAATGGCGGGCAAATTGCCACATTTAATCTTGCTATCGGTGATGATTACCGAGATAAACAAGGTAATACAGTTAAACGTACCCATTGGATACCCATTGTGGTGCACGGCAATTCTGCCGATGTGGCAAGACAATATTTACAAAAAGGCTCAAAAATCTGCGTAACAGGAAAGCTAGTACAGGAAAGCTGGCAAGACCAAAACGGCAATAACCGCACCGCACTTAAAGTAGCGACACAATCGTTTGAAATGCTAGA